GTATTATCCGCAACAGCCAATGATAAACAGCCCATACGGACAAATACAACCGTATCAGGACAGACTGGCACAATTGCAGAATAATTACCAACAGGCAATGCCTTATGGTCAAATGCAAATGCAACAGCCGGTACCTCAGTCACCTATGTTACAAGGTCAAATGGTTGACGGTATTGATACTGTAAAGGCTAAAGATGTGGATATGTCCGGCAATCCTGTTTACTATCCAAAAACAGACGGAACTGAAATTTACAGAAAACAGCTTCAATCCGATGGAAGGAGCAGGATTTTTGTTTACCGACTCGTAAATCCAGATGAACAGCAATCTAAGCAAGATGAAAAGCAGATTGACATTGAAGCAATGTTTAATCAGCTTAGGAATGATGTTTGTTCGGAGATTTCTGAAATAAAGAGCATGTTTCCGACACAGATGTCGGGGACATCGGAACCTAAGCAGAACGGAGGTAGGCAGAGATGACATTCAACCCAAACGCCATGATGAAAAAGCAATTTGAGAAAATGATTTCTCAGAGGTTCGGAAGTGTTGACAACATGATGAACGATATGAGTAAATTTGCAGGAAATAATCCAACATTGAAGAATGCGCTGGATTTATACAAAAAAGGTGATACAGACCAGTTACATCAAATACAGCAAAATGTATTTAATGAAAAGCACTTATCACCAGATGGAATTATCCAGAAATTCCTTGGATTATAACACTTCCCCACAATTGGGTGATTAAAAATCGCTACAATTCGGGACGACAGCCGCGGATGTCTCCTATTGTAAATAAAATTTAAGGAGACTAAAAACATGATGAATGGTTCAAATTACAGTCTTAGTGACATTGCTGCCGCTACAGGCTCTAATAATCGCGCCAATGACATGTGGGGCGGTGATGGTTTTTCGCTTATCTGGCTTGTCTTGATCTTTGCTATCTTTGGATGGGGAGGTTTTGGCGGCTGGGGCGGTGGCTTCGGCGGCAATGGTGGAAACGGTGCAAATGGTGCTGGATTCCAAGGATGGGCAACCCGTTCAGATATTAGCGAGAGTTTTGCCCTTAATGATATTCAGAACGGTATCAGAGGTATTCAGCAGGGTATTTGCGACAGTACATATGCACTCAACAATACCATGCAGAGTGGCTTCAACGGCGTGAACGTTGGAATGCTTCAGGGCTTCAATGGCGTTCAGCAGGCAATTAATGCTGACACTGTAGCCAATATGCAGAATACAAACGCATTACAGTCTCAGTTAGCAAATTGTTGCTGTGAAACAAGGGAAGCTATACAGGGCATCAACTACAACTTAGCTACCAACACTTGTGCTCTCCAGAACACAATGAACAACAACACCAGAGACCTTATCGAAAACCAGAACAGCAATGCTAGAGCAATACTTGATTTTATGGTAAATGATAAGATTGCAACATTACAGGCAGAGAACTCTGATCTGAAACGTGCTGCATCTCAGGATCGTCAGTCCGCACTACTTACAACTGCTATGGCTTCACAGACTCAGCAGTTAATCAATGCAATTAATCCGGCGGCCATCCCGGCATACGTTGTTCCTAATCCGAATACCTATTACGGTGGATGCGGATGCAACAGTGGTTGCTGCTAAGTAACTCACCCTTAGAGGTTGACTAAATTCTAAGAGGTGGGTTCCGGCTCACCTCTTATTTGATTGAGAGGTATAAAATATGAGTTGTAAAAATGTTTGTAAGCTCTGCAACCATCTTGTGATAAGTCAGTCTGTCGCATTCACTGGGGGCAATCTTGTGGTTACACTCCCCGCAGGCAGTTATTCCAATGGAGAAAGGTATTGCATTGTGATCGCACAAAGTATACCAGAAGCCACCACAATCACTGCCCCGGTAATGATTCAGATAGGAACGGGAACAACTTTATATCCGCTAGAAAATCGTTGCTGTGCACAGGTTACGGCTTGCGGAATAAGAACCAGAACGAAGTACGCAACCAGAGTAGCTACAAGCGCAACTGGTGGAGTGTTCAAGATGTTAGGAAACCCAGCTTGTAGTCCGAGTAACAATTTAACAGCAATTAATGGTACAGCCCCAACGACAGACACACCTGTTACACAGGCTGCCAGAAAGGGGGCAATGTAATGCATAAAGTTGCAATGGAAATGGGAAAATGGGCCATGGAGAAAGCTAAAGCACATGGCTTTGATAATCTCAGTGCTCAAGACTGGGACGATTTGAAAGACTGCATGGAAGCAGTAAAATGCGCAATCTGCGCAGATAAAGATTATCGAATCGTAGAAGCTATGGACGAATGCGAGCAGGAAGAGAAATATCTTGGACGGATGGGATATGACAGATATCGTTATGCAAACGGCAGATTTGCACCAAAAGGCAGAGGAAGCCGCATGGGATATATTCCTTATCTTCACGCACAGGATGATGACTGGATGAACGAATATCTGAATAATCCAGAATTTGAACGCAATATGTACCGCATGGGATATCACCCAGAATATTCGGATAGGAATATGGGGAATGATGGCATGAATCGTCAGCAGTCCAGATATGGTGAAACCTACGACAGATACAGTGAGAATCGCAGACATTACCATGATTCCAAAGATGCTGAGTCTAAGAGAAAAATGGATGATTCCATGAAAGAGTATACAGAAGATATCATCCGCAATATGAAAGAAATGTGGGACGATGCAGACGCATCAATCAGACAGCAGATGAAAACTGACTTGACACGTTTCATACAGCAGATGAATTGAATATGAAATGAATTTTGCCCTTGTTACAGGAATGTAGCAGGGGCTTTTTAGTTGAGAAAAGGATGGTGATAAGCCATGCTAAGACAATTTTATATGAACGGAGACCTATGGAGAGTACAGTTCGTATCTCCACATGACAGCGTGTTAATTGACCGTACAGGCAACAGAACGCTTGGGGTATCGGATTATTCCACCCATATAATTTCAATCTCAAATAACCTACATGGAGAGCTTCTGAACCGTGTTTTCATTCATGAGTTAGGGCATTGTGTGATGTTCAGCTACGGTCTATTGCCAGAACTTCACCGCATGGTTAAGAAACGGTATTGGGTAGATGCAGAGGAATTTGTATGCAATGTTCTGGCCGACTACGGTCATTTCGTGATCGGCACAGCTAGAGATATACTAGGAAACCAGTTCACATATGTGGCTCCTATCGGGGCAGAAAGGATGATTGCATAGATGGCAAAAGCAGAAAACACAATTATTTTTGATGGAATCAAGTACAATCCCGGTGACGAATTGCCAGATTTAGGCAGTTGGGTGTGTACAGACGCAAGAGGTATGGTTCGTGATTACGAGGGGCTTTCAAAGGACGTATCAAAGCTTCCACATTATGTACAAAGTGGTTCTTCGGCATTATGCCTTGATACCTCTGAATTATACGAATATCACAAACCTACTGATACATGGTACAAACTGTAAAGGAGAAGCGCATGGCATTAACAGCAAAGAAAGTATATGCAATATTAAAACGCCAGATTTCCGATATGGAAGCAAAAATAAAAACGCCTATTATTTACCGTGGCACAGTTGCGACTGCTGATTTGCTTCCATTAAATCCAGACATCGGTGATATGTACAATATCGAGTCTAAGTCGGCCTACGGCGAAGCAGGAATGAACGTTGCGTGGAATGGGGTAGTATGGGATACCATGGGAGCCCCGATTGATATGTCGCTTTACATTAAGTCAAGCGAATTGGCGGATTGGGCAAAGCAGCAGAACAAGCCAACATATACAGCTGATGAAGTAGGAGCATTACCAGATACTACAGTGATTCCAAGCAAAACAAGCGAATTGCAGAACGATTCCGGATTTTTGACTAAAATTCCAGACAATTATCTTTCCGGAACAGACAAAACTCTGAGCGTATCCGGCGAGGCGGCGGATGCAGCAACTGTAGGCGAACAGTTAAAAAAGATAACAGAAATATTAAATAGTGCTTCAAACATTGAAAACGCACTTTCGAATTTCTTTGCCCTCCGCAGGACTGGAAAAGTCTACACAACCAGAATTTACAAGTATGACACATCCACTAGCCCAACAGGAGTGAAAATGAATGACAATGAAGGACTTGTGAGAAAGCCGTCTACAAATACAGTGATCGGACAGGATGATTACAGGGAGATTGGCGTATTCATGCACTTTCCATGTAATTTTACCGTAGATGATAAAGGCTTTAACCATGTGACTGCACTGCAGGGACAGCCGGATTTCAAAAAGACCGGAAAAGTAGATGTGGGAGAGGTCACAATGTCCGCATGGGTTGGAATCACAGACAATCCTGAGTATGTAGATTATCATTATTCAGACAGTCCGAACGAAGCCCTTGGCCTTAGACCAATGAGAGAGTCAATTAATCCAGACGGCACACTTTCCCCGTTTATGGTTCATGGGAAATATGGAGCCGGAGATATTGATGGAGTGCCGTACAGCTCCGCTGGATTGATTCTGGAAAACGGAAGCCAGAAAGGAGGAAAACCAGTATCGTACACAGGACTGATCGCATACATGAGAAAGAAAGGCCTAATGTACGTGGGAACAACAAACTGGGATCTCTTTTACAAACAGCTCATGATGATTATTTTATATGCAACAACGAACAGCCGAAGCGTTATGACCGGATGTAATTCTTATTCGATGCAGGAAATGGCAGCAGTCGCAGAAACCGGAGTAACAAGAGTGATTCTCCCAAAAGCAAAAGCAAACAATTATATTGTCGGGTCTTATGTATCTGTCGGGGATATTGGTTCAAATACAAATAAAGACAGATATTATTCATACATGCACAACCTGGCATATGATGTCAAAGTCTTGAAGATTGAAGCGATAGACGATACGAACTCCGCAGTCTATGTGGATGCGGAACCGTTTAACACAACACTGACCACCTGCATCTCAACAATGCCGTGGCGTACCGGTTCCACTGACAGCGTACTTGGTTCTGATGGATCGCCATTCTCTAACACAGATAACAGGAATCCATTCAAGATCCAGGGTATCGAAACCGGTTATGGAGCTTACGAAGTTCTCAGCAATGTATTTATGGATATTGTTACAGATGAAGACGGAACACCAAAGAGAGACGTATACATCTGTATGGATGCGTCACTGCTTACAACGGATATGAATGCAGCAAAGACACGATACAAGAAAGTAGCGGCTCAGGTAACATACACAGCAGCATCATGGAAATACATCTCAAAATGCTTTGTTGATCCAGCCCTGGGAATCATGGTACCGACGGAAACAAAAGCCGGAAGTACAACAGGATTCTGCAATGGACTGTATACAGATTCAGGCACGAGCGGCCAAAGAGAATGGCTGTCCCTGGGCGATCTGCGCGGTGGCTCGCTTTGCGGCCTCTGGCTTCTGCGTGCGGACGGTGGCGTTGGCGGTGCGAACTGGTATATCGTTTCCGGCGTTTCACCGAACGGCACACGGGGTGAATGGCAGGCGGCAGCCTGACAGAG